GAGCTTTGCCTGGTGGTCCGCTCACCTGCGCAAACAGTCTGTCGAGGGCAAGGGCAACGTCACGGCAACTATCTTCGCCATGAAGAATCGCTTCCCTGAGCACTACAAGGACCGCCACGAGGTAGCAGGCGTTGTCAAACACACTCATCAGCATAGAGCAGTATCGGAGCTTAATGCTCGGACTGCAGAGCTTATCGACGTCGGATCGAATCGAGCAGACAAGACACTACTGCCGAACTGACCTGTTCTACCTGCTTGCGGTCGTGTGCGGCCGTGACGACATGTGGAACCATCCCCACGTTGAATGGCTGATCGCGCGCTGCCGTGAGGTAGAGGCCGACCCGTTTAGCCGGCTGCACCTGTGGTCACGCGAGCACTACAAGTCGACCATTATCACCTTTGGGCAATCCATCCAGGACATACTGAGCTCGCACGGCGACGGACCGGACCCAAAGTGGCAGGGCCGCGAGGCGACAATCGGTATCTTCAGCTGTACCCGGCCGATCGCAAAGGGATTCCTTCGCCAGATCAGAATGGAGCTCGAGAGCAACGAGCTGCTGAAGTCTCTATTCCCTGACATCCTTTACGCGGAGCCCAAGCGCGAGGCGCCAAAGTGGTCAGAAGACGACGGGCTTATAGTGCGCCGGGCCAGGAACCCGAAAGAATCAACGCTTGAGGCCTGGGGCCTGGTTGACGGGCAGCCCACTTCTAAGCACTTCCTGATCCGCAACTACGACGACATCGTCACGCTCGAGTCGGTCCGCTCGCCACAGATGATTAAGAAAACGACCGAGTCGCTGGAGATGTCGTACAACCTGGGTGTGGATGGTGGCTACGAGCGATTCGCCGGCACGCGCTACCGGTTCAACGACACGTACAACACGATGATGAAGCGAGGCGTCGAGCCCGTTACATGGTCGTGCTATCCTGTCGACGACGACGGTAACCAGACGGGCGAACCATACCTGCAGACCCAAGAGTACCTTGACGACAAGCGACGCAAGATGGGCCCGTACGTATTCGCATGCCAAATGTTATTGAATCCCAAAGCTGACGAGGTCCAGGGCTTTAAGCAGGACTGGCTCAGGCACTACAAGCCCGTTCAGCTCGAAGCGAAGGGCAACATTTACATCATCATCGACCCGGCCAACGAGAAGTCGAAGCGCTCCGACTACACTGCGGGCTGGGTGATCGAGGCGTGTGAGGACCAGAAGCTGCGGGTGCGGGGGATGCTGCGAGACCGGCTTAACCTGGTAGAGCGCACCGATTGGCTGTTCGAGATGCACCGCAAGTACACGTCTATGGGCATGAAGCCAAACACGGTCGGCTACGAGAAGTACGGCATGCAGACCGACATCGAGCACATCGAGGACCGGCAGCAGCGGGAAGGCTACGTGTTCGACATCACGCCGCTCGGCGGGTCCATGAGCAAGTACGACCGGATACGCATGCTTATCCCGATTTTCAAAGAGGGTGACTTGATTCTGCCCACAGAGTATTATCGGGTGAATTATGAAGGGCGCCGGGAAGACCTGGTCGAGGTTTTCGTTGAAGAGGAATACCTTGCATTTCCCGTTCACGAGCACGAAGACATGCTAGATGGCCTGGCACGGACGCAGGACCCGGACATGGACATAGTATTTCCGAAACCGGTATCACCGATCGGTCAATCGCCGTTCCGGCCCACGCCGGCGCCAGGCGGTAACAGAGGGGATGTACTGTTTTGAAACCAGGCACCAGCACGACCAGCGCACGAGTGCTCCGCAAGAACGCAGAGCAATTCCCGGCAGCCAGCACTGACCACCAGGGCATCCTTGACGAGGCCCGATCCCGTTTTGAAGACGCATACACGCAGGACTACATCGAGCGTGAGAAGGTTGTCGACGACCTGGAGTTCGCATTCGATCCGGAAATGCAATGGGACCAGACCGTAAAGGACAACCGCGTCAATCGGCCGTGTTTCACGTACAACCGCATCGAGCCCGGCATCGACCAGATAGTCGGCGACCAACGCAAAACCCGCATGGGTATCAAGGTGTCGCCAAACGACAGCGGCGACCGGGGTACGGCTAAAACGCTCGGCGGCTTGATCCGCAACATCGAGAACATCAGCGACAGCGAGACCGTATACGACGAGCAGTTCGAAACCGCTGTTGGTGGCGGCTTTGGTGCTTTCCGCATTGTGAACGATTACAACAACTACGAATCCTTCGACCAGGACTGCTTTATCCGCGGTATCCGCAACCCTGCCATGCAGGTGTGGTTCGACCCTGCAGCCGAAGAGTGGCACAAGCAGGACGGCGACTACATGTTCTACACGCAGTGGATCAGTGAGGCCGACTTCGAGCGCAACTTCCCCGACTTTGCGCCGGCATCATGGCGCACAGTGAAGGAAGACCAATACTGGCGCCAGGGCAAGATGGTCAACGTCGCCGAGTATTACCGGAAGAAATGGCAGGACCGTAACTTGGTTCAGTTTCGTGATGGCCAGGTCTTTTGGATGGACGACATCGACACCATTGTCGAGCAGCTGCAGTCAGAACACGGCGAGATTGCCAACGAGCGCAAGGTGCGCACGTACACGATCGAGTGGTACAAGCTCAGCGCCTGGAACGTGCTAGAGGGCGCAGTCGAATACAACTGGCGCTTCTTCCCGATCGTGCCTGTGTGGGGCAAGCGCCGTGTACTCCGTAAGCGTGAGCAGTACAAGGGCATCACGCGCAACGCTCGCGACCCGCAGAAGAGCTACAACTACCAGCGCAGCTCGGTCGTCGAGGCAGCGCTGAACACGCCGAAGACGCCGTACCTGGTCACGTCAAAAATGATCGAAAACTTCAAGGGCATTTGGGACGACCTGACGAAAAAGAACATGCCGTACCTGCCATACGATCCAGACTCGAAGGTCCAGGGCGGTGCGCCGATACGACAAGACTTCCAGCAGCTGCCGGCCAGCATGCTCAGCTTGTCGCAGATGGATGCAGACGACATACGTGCGGTGACAGGCATACACGATCCGAGTCTTGGTGTTCAGCAGGGCCCGCAGCAGTCGGGCATGGCGATCAGCCAGGTGCAAGGCCAGGGCGAGACGGGCAGCTACCGCTTCGTCGACAACCTTTCGAAGTCGGTGCAGATGCTCGGCACAATCCTGGTCGACATCATCCCGACTATCTATGACACCGATCGCACGGTCCGCATTATCGGCGAGGATGGAGCAGAGGAATTTGTCGAGATTAACCACGTGACGGCGGACGGCCTGGTCAATGACCTGGGCGCCGGGAAGTATGACGTGGCCGTTTCGGTTGGCCCGACTCACCAGACGCAGCGCCAGGCAGCGGGAGAGTTTCTATCGACCGTTATTCCGAGCAGCCCGCTGCTTCAGGACCTGGCTATGGACATCGTGTTCAAGTACCAGGACATCCCAGGCGCTGAAGAAATACACGAGCGCTTGCGCCAGCACATGGTGAGCACCGGGCGCGTCCAGCCGGCGAACGAGGAAGAGCAGGCTTGGGTGCCGCAGGGCCCGACCGAAGAAGACAAGCTCATGGTTCGTGCCCAGCTCGCGGAGATCATGAAGACGGAAGCCGAAACCGAAGAGAAGCTCGCGAAGGTGGACCAGGTATTGGCGGACGCGTTCTACAAGCAAATGCAGGGCGAAGAGATCGCTACCGAAATCGACAGCGACGCCGCGCTCAGTGACATGCTAACCGGGCCAGCGCCCGAGCCAGCCCGACCAACAGCACCGCGCGGCATACCGGGCCTGCCGCCACCTAACAGGATGCAGTAATGGCTTCTCTGTCTGACTACGGATTCACCGACGAAGAGATACTCGCTATCGGCACCGGCAACGGGCTTGGCGGGCTCGAAAACAACCAGCGCGAACGCGCACGGCTTCCTTACTACGGCAGCCCGCAGGACATACCGGAAGAGACAACCCGACCCGGTCCGCGCGCATCGGTCGGTCGAGCGATCCGGAAGTTTTACGAGTTCATGGGCGCCAACGAGTTTGGTGCGCTGAGCCCCAGCGCGATTGCCGGTGGTGTGGACGTAGCAAACACGCTCGCTCGTGACGTGGGCGGCAACCTGGCGGGTGTTGGTGCAGGTCTCGGGCAGATGATGTCGTCGAACCTGACAGGCTCTACAGTCGAAGATGCCAACAACACGCGCAAACGGATTCACGCGGGCATTTCACGTGACCCAGCAACAACGTCAGGCCGCAATGCTCTCGCCAACATGGGCGCAGCCATGCAGCCGGTTGTCGAGCCTATCGCCGCGGGCTTTAATGCCGCGACCGAGGGCATGGACGTGCCGTCAAAGGAAATGCTCGGCGCATCATTGATTGCCGGCATGGACCTAATGACAGGCGGACGCGGCCGAGCTGGCGCTGTTGTGCCTGACGCCGCGGGCACTGCCTACGCTCGATCCGTCAAATCTGTCATGACAGAGATGCAGCAAAGCGGGGCGTTCGACGGCATGACGCCTGGCCAGGTGAGCCAGGTAGAGCGAGCCATGTTCAACCCGCAGGCCCGCGCACAGGTCATGCAGGACCCGGTTATGCCCCAGGCAGTGAATAACGTTGCCGATGCCGCATACCCTGGCTACGCAGCCGCGCGCGCTGAAGAGACAGCCATGCAGATGCCGCAGGGCGGGGGCATGTACCCGGACCCCTACTTCGACGAGATTGCCGGCCGGCGGGATGTCAACTTTGACCCGCTGTACCCGGAGCCGCTGCCTGGTGGCGGGCAGCTCATGCCTGCAGCCGGCTCGGACCAGATGGGTTACGGCATTCAGGAATGGAGCAAAAGCAAGGCTGACCGCACACCGAAGGAAGCCACCGACTTGCGCTATCCGCTCGGCGGGGACCAGACACCGGCACCAGGTCCGAGCGTGTCCAGCCGGCGCGTAGCGAAGACAGGCCAGTATCGAGGCGCACCGCAGGGCCTGGACACGCCACAGAAACTCGGCGGGCTGCGCACACGGCTTCGCGACTATGCAATCAAGGGCCTGCCCGGCAGAGATTGGTACGACCGCTCATCCGAAGCAGCTCTCGACGTTGCGGGCGGTCGACCTGGTGTGCGTGATCGTTACGCCGCCATGAACGCGGTGACCAGCTCCGGGACCAAAGTGCAGCAAAACACCATGCACGGCAATAAGGCTTACAATCAGGGCCTGAACCAGGACCCCATTGTTGCCGGCCGCTTCCCGCAGGAAATGGGCCGCACGTCACAATCGGTTTGGGATTCTGGTGAGCGCTGGTATCGAGACATGCCGGACCTGGGCGACAAGCGCTGGCCGTTCTATAACGCGCTGAGAGTCGATCCGGAGAACCCGGTCACGCGACCAACGCACGACATCGTGATGGCGCGCGCATTCGGTTACACAGAGCCCAACGGCAAGCTGTACAGCTCAGGCCTGGGCGAGGCTCGCCACCGCTTCATGGATGAAGAGCTCACGCGCCTGACGCAGAAAGCGAACGAGGAAGAGTGGGGCGGCTATAAAGACTGGACCCTGGAACGGATGCAGGCGGCTATCTGGACAGCCAAGCGCTCAGAGGTCGATGGTACGTCGATCGAGGAAGCGGCGAAGTCGTACCCGGATTATTACCGCGACTACAGCGCCAACGTCACGCTCGAGACTATGCCGAGCAACTAGGTTGCAACGGT